AACAAACCCTACAGGGATTGCAAGAAATGAGAAATCGGTCTGCATTAGCAGGACAATTAGGACTACGGGCTATACCTGCTGCTTATACACCACAGGCAGGACTGTTATCGGCCTTGAATCCTATGCTGCAACTGAATAGAAATCAGGTAGCTCTCGATCTAGGTAGGGGTCAACTGTTTGGCGGCCTAGCAGAATCAGGCTTAGAAGCTGATTTAGGCATTAGGGCATTGGAAAATGCGTTAAGACAGCAACAATACAAAGGTTTGTTTGATTTGTTGGCTGCTGAAAGGGCGGGTCAGAGTGGTGGTACAACTACTACTACAACTTCTGATGGAGGTAATTTATTTTCTAATTTAATTGGTCAAATTCGTGACTTTGGGGCTTACCCTGGTGCTACATATCCATAGGAGACAATAATGGCTATAAATATACCTTCATTGTTTAGAGATGTTATTGAAACTCCTGAACAAAGACAAAGACGAAAGCTATCAGAAGCAGTAGCCCTTGCTCCTCAAGCCAGAGGCGGCATAGCTTCTTTACTTAACCCTTTAGCCCAAGCTGCATCTATTAACTTACAGCAAGGCTCAGAAGGTCTAGGAAGAAGCGTAGGCGGTATGCTAGGTCTTGATATGCGTGATACAAGCCAAAAAGTATCTGATGAGTTATTAGGGGCTGATTTAAGTAGCCCTCAAGGTATGCGTGATTTTGCAAAAACAATTAATCGTTATGCCCCTGCTCAAGCTATCGGGTTGTTGCAAGCAGCAGATGAAAAAGAAAGACAAAAACAAGAAGATGATTTGACAGAAATGAGAATTGAATCAGAGCGATTAGGGCAAAATTTAACTAATTTACAGATAAGCAAAGCACAACAAGATAATGTAACTAACATTGGAAGTTTTAGTTATTCGGAAGGTGGTGAAACCAAATTTGCAACGGGAGGAATTAAAAATAATAAAGTTGTACTTTGGGATGGGACGAATTGGATAGATGCACCAAAAGATGCTGTTGAACTTTCTCAGCGATCTCTAAGCGGAACAGAACTTAGTCCGGCATCTGAGTCTTTAATACAAGAATATGAAACTGCTGCAATAGGCGCAAATGACGAACTTGGAAAATTAACAAACTTTTTGCAAGACGCAAGAAATGTAGAAATTACCCCTGGATTAAAAGGGTCAGCACAAAGGGCTTTTAGAAATTTTTTAGGTCAACAAAATGAAGAAACTGAAATTATCAGAAGATTAAATGAAATAGCAAATAGAAGAGCTATAGAGGCTTTGCCAAAAGGTGCTGCTTCAGATACAGATATTGCACTTGTTTTAAAGGGTGAAATTACAGCAGATACAGCAAATTTTGAACAAATAGAAGCTTATATAAACGTAGCAAGAGCAATAGAAGCTCAAAATAGTGTTTTAAATGAAGAAAAATCGCGATATATACAACAAAATAATAGCCAAAGAGGACTTGCACAACATATGAGAAATTTTGTAAGTAGGCCAAGTGAAAATGTGCCATCTGCGTTAGAAGCTACAATGCAGCAAAATTTTCCTTATTTATATGCAAGTGAAAATAATCAAAGTAATCGATCTGTTGAAGCAGAACGCGCAAGACAAAGGTTAGAGCCAAATAGTGAGGAATATTTAAAAGCTCAAGTAGAAGAGGTTGCTGAGTTTGTTCGTGGAAATCAAAGACAACCCACAATAAATAGCCAGTTGCCTAGTACAAATACTGTAGACATCTTAAGACAATTTCCTAATCCTTTAATGGAAAGAAACTAATGACAAAACAAAGTATATATGAACGTGTTTTAGAAATACCTAGCATTTATAAAGATCAACTAAGTGATAACGATCTAATTGCGATTGTAGATAATCGAGAAAACGATATTTCAGAGGAAGGCATAAAAATAATAAATCAAGGAAGAGCCGCAAGAGGAGGTAAATCTGAAGCGTTAGATGTTTTTGGTTCTATCTTAGGGGGAGTAGCAAGCGGGGCTGTAGGTGGATTAGCTGCTGGGCCTGTTGGTGCTATTGTAGGAGGAATTACTGGTGGAGCAATAGGAGCTGGGGCTGGCAGTATTATAGAAGATATTAGAGATGATCGAGATGTTGATAATCAAAGGGCTTTAAAAGAGGCAGCTATTTCGGCTGGAACAGATGCGGTAACTTTAGGGGCTTTTAGAATTGTAAAACCTTTAGCAAATAAAATTGGGACAAGCGCATTGAAGATGTTTCGAGGTGCGGAAAAACCCCAGCCTAACAGAATTTTAGATTTAGAAAAAGCAACCCCAGAATCTTTACAACAAACAGCTAATCTAGGCGTTGAGCTAAGTGCTTTTCAAGCAGGTCAAGCTGGAGCAAGAATACCAAGATGGAGAATGTTATTTGAAGATTTGGGTGAAATTGGTTTGTTTTCAAAAGGAGTTTCAGAGGCAAGAAAAACAAGAAATTTTGAATTAATTAGACAAAAAATGTTTGATCTAGCAGAAATTGTTACTCCTGATCAAGGTGCAGGATTAACAAAAAATAAATTAGGAAAACAAGTTTTTGACATAATAACGGCTGGACAAGCAGCTATGTCAAAGACTTATGGGGATGGGTTGCAAAAAATAATAGAAGAAACTGGTGCTAAAACAATTAGCACAAAGCGAATAAGAAATAATTTTTCACAATTATTAAACGCAAATAGGAAGGGTGGTGACCCATTATTACCTGACATTGCAAAGTTTTTAGACAAAAAAATAACTTCTGCCGAGCAATTACCAGAAACAATGACGGCATCACAACTATTAGATTTTAGAACATTATTGAACAGGGAATTAGATGATCTAATAATAAATCCCAAAACTTTAAATCCTGATAGCGCAATGAAAAGACAAGCTGCTGAAATTAACAGAAAGGTGCGCGAAGGTATTGAGGAAACATTTGGTGATTTTAGTGTAGCTGCAAAAAATGAAGCAAAAAGATTAAATGGAGAATACAAAACAGCTCTCAATAAAATTATGCCGCCAAAAATTAGTAGATCAATCATTATTGCTGGCGCAGAAAGAAATTATAAAGATATTGGTCAACTTTTAACAAAACTAACAGATGAAGTTGATTCTGCTTCTGTAAAAAAGTTTATGAACTCTATTGATAGGTCAATGCAAGAAATTGACAAAGCGCAAATTACAGGAAATTTTAAATCTGCTAAAAAAGTTAAAAAAGCAATACGACAAGGTTTCTTAGAGAGACAATTTGGTGATTTCAGTTCTTTAAATTCAATGGATTCTTTTAAAAGTTTAATAAATGATTTCAACTCTGCTGATAAAAGGGCTTTTTTAACTTCAGTTCTTGGTAGAGATGGGTTTAAAAATTATAAATCGTATGTAAACGCAATTTATGAATCTACGAGAGAAAATGAAAGAGGATTTTTGTCATTAGGTTTAAAAGCGCGAGAATTATCTGCTTTTACTATGCCGTTTCAGGCAGGGGCAGGGCTTTTAGCAGCTTCAGGAGGCAACCCGTTAGATTTTCAAACAGGAGCTAGCGAACTTACAACTGCTGGCTTAATATTTTTATCACCTGTTGTTATGGCTAAAATCGCTACCAAACCAGCAGCCATTAACAGATTAATTGCTTTAGATAAACAAGTCAGGTCTGGAAAAGAGTTGGGTGCAGCAGCAGTAGCAAGTTCAGCTTTAAAAATATTTAATGAATTTGATCAAGAAGAATTACAAGATATTGCAGAAGATTTATCGAGTTATAACTAATACTCAATAATATCTAACGGCCCTTTCTCCCCTGCCATTCTAAGGCTTTTCAGGCGTTCGTATTCGGCCTTGTAATGCTTGGCTACATCTTTCAGGTTCTTCTTAATAGACTTGGCTAACGCAATATCCTCACGCTTCTGGCGTAATATATCTATCATGCCTTCCCCTACCTTGTTTACCATCCATTGTCTATGGTCATCAGGGTTACTACCTAGTCTCTGGTGACAACCCCAACAATGGCTTGAGGCGTTATCAGGGCAGTATCTAAGGGCATTGGCCCGTCTACCAAAGTAATGTGAACAGTGGAGTCCTGAAGTGCCTTCTTCGTATTGCTTACCACAACACTCACACTTCCATTCGGCTGCTTCTCGTATGCACTTTGAAAACCATTTGTCTGCGGGGTTTATTTTAACTGCCATTGATTTCTCTAGCTTGTTTGTAGAAATTTAATACCATGCCTAACGTCTGGGCATTGGTGACTTCAATTCCTAAGTCGTTTTCAATGAACTTCTTGCACTTATCCCAATCTTCTTTGACTTTAGGGTTAGCCCTGAGATTAAAACTTAACGTATGTTCTGCCATATATTCCTCACAGTTTAAGTAGTTTACGGTTATCTAAATGTGCTTGTTTAATTGCCTTCTTGCTTTGTCCTTCGTACCTTACAGCGTGTCTATGCTTCAACAACTCAGTGCATAGCCATTGATTCTTCACTTTAAAGTCTCCCAGGTATCTTCCATACTTTCCTTTTTCCTTCGTGTTGAGTAGGGCTGTAGACCCAAGGGGTATGAACTTTTGGACAAATGCCTTTGCTGCCAATCCGTATTTCTTTTCTTCCAAATCTCTAGTGCGAGATTCGGGAGTGTCAATACCATACAAACGAATACGCTGCTTATGAAGCCAACAATCAAAACCAAGATCAATGTCAACATCTATAGTATCTCCATCAATTATTTTGGTTATCACACAGTGGTACTCATGCACTATCTTTCTCCTTTTCGGACAAAAGTTAAAAGTTTTGTCCGTTTTTAATCACCACAGAAACAAGGGATAGACGGGTCATCACCAAAATCAAAAGTGTTTTGGGAAGTTGCTATGATTTTCATATCTTCATAGCTAGGGCTGTCTTTCCTAAAGTAAGCGTTTTTACCTACTTGCTTCGCCAGTTTTTCTTCTACATCTATCCACCAATCTGCTAAATCAGGCCGATCTCGCATGATTGCTAATCGTATTGAATTTCCTTTCAGAAAGCACAGATCACAGTTTCCCCAATGAGTTGTGCCGTTGTCGTTTGGTAACTTCAAATCAAAACTATGAGTTGCCCAGAACTCATAAATGTCTTCTTTTGTAATCTTGTCGAGCCAAAGCGGTAAATGTATTTCTTGTCCTGACTCTACTTTCCCGTGCATTTTTACCGCCCTTCTCTGCTCGTCTGCTCGTATTCCAACAAATGCCAAAAAAGGTGTTTCCCAAGCTAAAGTGTCAACAAAATCTCGAATGGCTTTGATTTTTAATTCGATCGTGCAAAATCTAGCAACAGGATTCGGAGCAAACCGCCTCGCAACAATTAGTTTGTTAAATGGCTCACCTTTTCGTGCAGCCGTTTTATAATCAACAATCTTTGTCTCATACACATACTTGTTCTTATGATCTTCAGGTGCAGATTCGGCATATCTCTCTAACCAAACTATGTCCACGCCCCAATGTTCTTGGCAATCCTTTACGAAATCCAAGGTCTCAGGCATCTCTTTACCCGTGTTAGAAAAACAAACTTTTATATTTTCTGGCAGCTTCCCATCATAAGCATCAAGAACTTTCCAGAGCATAAACGCACTGGTTCTACCCCCTGAGAAAGAAATCACAGTGTCTTCGTTTGATTTATAAGGATTCAATCTTTGTCCTCTTTTGCTTTATCCAACTGGTCAGCAACTTCTAACACTCGGTCAGTCAGTTCTTCCAATATCTCCTGTAATGAAGCTATTTTTTTGAGCATATCCTTTAGCTCTTCTGCTTCTTCTTCGTTAAATTCCACTGTTAGTCTCATTCGTTTTGACTCGTTGTTAAATCTAAGTATTCGCCTTTTGCTTCTAGGATCAAACCCTGTTCTGCATAGAATTGCTGCATCCAATCCAAAAAGTAGGTCATTTCCCCCTTATCCCATTTACTGCTTGAGGTAAGTTCTGTCTTGTTCTGCTTAGTCTCAGGATTGATTAAGGTATGAATCAAAAAAGAATGTTTGGTATCACTATAACAGCGTGTCTTAGTATACCTTTTCATACTTTCTAATTCTATATCAGTGCATTTATGCCCGAATGTATGTTCGGCAGCTTCTCTTAGCCATGTGTGCATTAAGGCATTCTGAGGTAAACCCCTAAGTGAGAAGTCAGTACACTTCATTCCTGCGGAAGAAAAGGCAATCGAACAATGCCCTTTATCCTTCACAATCTTGCGTATAGATTCCATGCAATCCTGTATATCCCTTTCAGTTGATACCATCATTGTTGTTGGCATAAAAACACCTCACTAAATAGATCAAGCACTTTCATAAATGTTTTGCTGTTTTTCATCCAACATAGGCGTGAGCTTATCAGCAACTTGATTTAAATCGCTGTATTGGTCGCTTTTGAGTCGAGGGTCGTCTTTTTCTACGACAATAGCTCCAACATCAAAATCAGGCATTGAAAATACGTTTTTAAACTTAGGAGCTTTGACATCACAATGATAGCCGTTCCATAAAAACTGACGCTCACCCCTGATATGCTCCCTAACAATACTAGTGCCTTTCTCTGTGGTTCTTTCATGTTCTTCAACAAAATGTATTATTTTTTTACGATTGCCGTTGTGGTTTGTCGCATACTCTCTGTCTTGGAAATAATGCTTCGTGTCTCTTGCGTCAACACAAAAACTCATGCGTAGATCATCTTTTCTAACTTGCACTGTCCACATTTTGTCTCGTTCCATCCAAAAATCATAACAGGCAACAAATAAAACTTGATGAAAATAGTGGTTTTGTTCTTTGCTAAAGTTTTTTGAAGGGGGTAATACTTCGGCAAAATCCCAAAATTTGCGAGTGTACTGGAAGCCTCTTTTACTTATTCTTTGATACCAAAGGCTCTTCCTTCGCTTGATTATGCTCGGTATGTACTCTTGTTTTTCTAAAATTTGTTTTAAGCGTCTGACACGCCCTTTTTTGTCTATCGCAACGTAGAAATTTGTCCAAAAATTTTTAATTTCGTGTTCTTTGGTTTTTTGAGCTGGCATACAAACCCCTACGTTGTAAATAACATCTTTCGTTGGCTCAACATTCCAGGGGACTTCTTGATGCTTTATTGCATATAAGAAATGAGGGAAAGCTAAATATTCATCATTCTTATCTTTTTCTTCACATTGATACTTAGTCGAAACAAACATTTGAGCAGGATATTTTTTATGCTTTTTATAGTTTATAACGCAATCAGATTTACCCGATAATTGAGCGTTTGAAAACATCATTTCATCATAAGGCACAAATGCCCCTATTTTTTTCAATCCGTTTATCTCTTTTTTGCAAGTCCACGATCTTTTCATTGTTGCCCTTCTTAAAACCTCAAAATTATCGTCAAGGTTGTTGAGGGTTTGTTTAATGGTTTTCTTTCTACCTTTTTTATATTTTTTTACTTTTCGCTTTGTGCTTTGTACTTTTTGTTTAACAAATAACCCGATAAAAAGGCTTGCAATATGGGTATAAGCTTTTAAAAATGATTTTTTAAGGAAATCCATAGCTACTTTGACCCCTTCTTAGCTTTTGGCTTTAACTGGGGGTCACTATGTAGCACGTAATCAGCGTAATACCCCTGATCTTTCGGCTTCTCAAAACCCATCAGGTAAGTAATTGCACACAATAAATCCTGCAATGCGTCAAGATGTTCGACTCTTGGCCCGTGGAATATTTCTTGTCCAATATCACTAAGGTAATCATTGAGCATATTGACCTGCCGCAATATCATTTCGGGCCGTCTACGCTGCACAGTGCTTTCAATCAAAAGTTTGTGCGTATTTTCTATATCTGTAGTTTTCATATCTTTCTCCTGGTTTATATAAATTAAAAGGGTATATCGTCATCAAAGTTATCAATTATCGGGCTTTGTTCAGGCTTGGCTTGTTTTTCCACAATCTTATCGTCTAGCTTTTGAAGGTTGTTTACCTTGATCTGCGTAGCCTTTACCTTATGCTTCTGACCGCAATCAAATTCCTTCTCATACTCGCTAGTCTGTATCTCACCTTCGCAATACAACAATGAGCCTTTGCTTACATAGTCAGCGATAAAGTTATCCACTACGCTGCCAAACATGACGCACTGGTGAAAAGTGGTTGTTTTCTTGCCTTTATATTCCTTATTGGTAGCCACTGAAAAGTTAGCAACCGATAGGGAACCCCCGTCTTTCTTAGGTATTTGCTTGATTTCAGGGTCGTTTACACAATTCCCTATAATCATAGCGTTATTTACGCCTTGCATTAGGTTACTCCTTCAAATTTAAATTCATTCACATATTGTTCTATTAACTGCACCGCTTCTGTAACTTCCTCAGTCATAGCCGTAATTAGATCGTCATTCCTGTAAACCCTGCATATAAAGGGCTTCAGCTTGGGGTGATAGGACATAAAGTCCCAAAATCCCCTGCCAGTTATCCACATACACCCCTGCACCTGTTGAATGTACTTTGTGGGTATCTCCCCAGATTTATAATATTCCATGTGGATTTGTGGGTTCTTGGGACACTTAATTTCTAATCCCCCTAACATTCCCTCTTGATTAACGTCTATGAGGCCGTCAGGACTGCACCCTGCCTCAAGATTAGGATGTTTACAGAAATCCACCTGTACAACGTCTGTGTCCGTCAGAAGGCTGTAATAAGCCCTAGCTTCGGGTTCGTAATAAGTCCCCCAATCCAAAGCATCTAATTCGTTGGGGTCGATAGCTGTATCAGGGCTGTAAGGTGACGCACTGGTGCTAGTCAGTTCTGACTTATGCCATGAATAAGGCTTGCCTGTAAGCACTTCGGCAGCCAAACCCATACAATAGCCGTCAAATGATGCGCTACGCTTGCCTTTGGTAGTAATCAGCTTTGAATAGTTACTAGCACTGGGTATGCCTAGCCTAGCGTCTATCCATTCCTGAGTACCCTGACCACCACAATCAACAACTCGAAAGGGGTAAGTCATAGCAGCACCCCCTGACCCTTAAACTTTGATGCCCTCATAACACGGCATCTATCACGCTTGTCACCTTGATAAAATATATCTCCCTGTTCCTCTAACTGAGCAGGTCTAGCGGTAATACTGCTGTAAGGTAAGTGTGGGTACATAGTCCGAATTTCTTTTGTGGTGATACCCTTGATACCGGACTTCAAGACTTCCTCATAAACTAAAGCAAGCATTTTACCGCTTGATACTTCATTGGCTGCGTCTTTACTGGTTTGCGGTGCTTCTTTACGCACTAACTTATAAGCAGGGGTATCGTCATAGTCTTTGTATATGCTCATTGGTCGCGCTCCTTCTTCGCATTAAGCATCTGCACAGCCTTATCAAAGTCTTTGGTTAAT